CAGAGCAAATGTAGGGCGTGCGTATAGAGGCTTTTCTACTGTAAGCGAAAACACAGAAAATTTTGCTCTCTATGATTTTGAATTGATCAAACAGGATATCATAAACCATTTTCATATTCGTCAAGGCGAAAAATTAAGTGATCCTACATTTGGTACGATTATCTGGGATGTGCTTTATGAACCTTTTACAAATGCAGTAAAATCTGCTATAATAGACAATGTTACTAAAATCTGCAACTATGACAAACGAGTAAGAGTAGAGGAAATTTTAGTTGATACTTATGAAAATGGCATTGAAATTGCCTGCACACTTTCGTATCTTCCTTATAATATTTCAGAACAAATGCTGTTTAGATTTGATCAAAATTCTGTAACGCAATAATATACGCAGTTTTCAATTTGTGATAAATATCACATATAACAAGGAAACTGAGAATGTCATCAACGGACAGACAATCTAGGCTTTTAGCCACCGAAGACTGGAAAAGAGTATACCAATCATTTAGAAACGCAGATTTTCAAAGCTATGATTTTGACAATCTACGCAGGACAATGATCAACTATCTGCGTCAAAATTATCCTGAAGATTTTAACGATTATATCGAAAGCTCGGAATATATTGCATTAATTGATCTTATTGCATTTTTAGGACAAAACCTCAGTTTCCGTGTTGACCTAAATGCAAGAGAAAACTTTCTCGAAACTGCCGAACGTAGAGAATCAGTTCTTAGATTAGCGAGATTAATATCCTACAATCCTCGCAGAAATCTCGCTGCTAACGGATTGTTAAAGTTTGACACAGTAAGAACAACAGAGTCAGTAAGAGACAGCACAGGCAGAAATCTCGCAGGAGCAACAATTCGTTGGAATGATCAATCAAATACCAACTATTTTGAACAGTTTGTGAAAATCTTAAATGCAGCACTGCCTGTAAACAACACCATAGGCAGACCTTTGGCTAGACAGGCCGTCAGCAATGTAATTACAGAACAGTATAGATTCAGTGGTGCTAATGTTGATATTCCTGTTTACAAATTTGACAAATCTGTCGAAGGTGTTAGCACAAAGTTTGAAGTAGTAAGCACAGCAGTTTCTGGAGAAAATATTGTAGAAGAACCACCGTTGCCTGGCAATTCGCCTAGTTTCCTTTTTAGAGACGACAACCAAGGCGCTGGTAGTAACAACACTGGGTTTTTCATACATTTTCGCCAAGGCAGTTTAGAAAACGGTGCATTTAATATTGAAAATCCTACACCGAATCAAACTGTTAATATTGATGCAGTCAACATCAACAACACTGACGTATGGCTTTACAATATAGATTCAAATGGATTCGAAACAAATATCTGGAGTAAACTTGAATCAGTTGAAGGTAATAACATCATCTACAACAGTTTATTTGAAAACAAAAGAAATACCTATGCAGTTTCTACTAGAATAGAAGATAGAATTAATCTTATTTTCAGTGACGGTGTATTTGGTAATCTGCCATCAGGTGGATTTAGAGTATACTATCGCACAAGTGACAATAGAAATATGGTAATATCGCCAGGTGATATACAAAATGTTTTGATAGATATTCCTTATATCAGTCGCAACAATACTGAAGAGATTCTTACTGTTGGTCTTAGTCTAAAAGAAGCAGTATCTAACAGCAGAACTACTGAAACAAATGCAGAAATCAAACAAAATGCACCTGCAACATATTATACACAGAACAGATTAATTACAGGCGAAGATTATAACATAGGTCCTCTTGGACTGAGCACAGATATTATCAAAGCAAAATCTGTAAATAGAATCGCCAGCGGCATTAGCAGAAACTTTGACCTCAAAGATCCATCGGGCAAGTATTCTAAAACACAGCTTTTTGCTGATGACGGTGTTTTATATAAAGAAGAGTTTACTAAAAAAACAGATTTTACATTTGTTACTCAGAGTGACATTGAAGGAGCAATTTTTAACATTGTAGAACCTATAACTGCTTCTGAAGAATTGAGAAATTTCTACTACGATAAATTTAACAGAATTGTTACCCCAGTGGTAAATTCTTTTTGCCCAATGGTGATCTTACTGACAGTTTACAAACCAAAGGAGCATCTGAATACAAATGGGTAAAAATAGCAGGTGTATTTGAAGACGGTACTGAAAACACACTAGATGGGTTTGGACCTATTACAATCAATGATATTATTCCTAACGGCAGTCAAATACAAGAGATTATTCCTAGATTGTCACGAGTAATTGTAGATGATGTAAAAGTACAAATGATAGACAGAACTTTTGCATTTAAGGATTATGCATTGAGATATGATCAAACAGATCGCAGATGGAAATTAATCACAGAAGAAAACATCAACACAGTAGAAGATTTCAGCTTGGGCAAAGCTGGCAGTGCAACTGGCGAAAATCAAGATTCAAGTTGGCTTTTGTATTTTAAAAATGACGGCGAAAAATATACAATTACCTATAGAAATCTTCGCTATGTTTTTGAAAGTGCAGGAGAAGTACGTTTCTTCTTTGACAGTGCTGACAAAATCTATGATCCTAAAACAGGACAAGTTGAAAAAGATAAAATCAAAGTTCTAAGTATCAACACACAGCCTGACAATAATTCTCCTTTTAACAGGGATTTTGACTGGAGTATAAGTGATGCATTTAGAGACAAAGATGGTTATGTAGATACTAGAAAAATACAAGTAGATTTTTTTGATTCAGACGAAGACGGTGTTCCCGATAACCCTGAATTATTTTTAGATATAATCAAACCATCTGTAAATGCTCAAAGCAAGATCATTTTTCAGGAAAGATATCGCACACCAGACGGCGTAGAAGATTTTAGATATTTTGCAAACAGAGACGGCACAATTATTATTCTGCAGAACGAAGAACAGATAGGTGCATATAGTCAATATGATAATCCTATGCAGATTTTCTATCTAATTGACGAAGCAGTGTTTAAGCAAATTAATGCAGGTTTAAACAATATCAAATTGAACAGCAACTACAGAGCCTTTGTTGGCAGAGATGATCTAAAGTTTTACTATCTACACGTTGCTGATTCTAATTACAGAATTGATCCCGCAGCAAGCAATATAATTGACACTTATGTTTTGACTAAAAATTATGATACAGCATTGCGAAGTTTTTTAAAAGGCGGCAGAGATTCAATGCCATTGCCTCCTAGCAGCGATCAGTTGTTTAGACAGTATAGCAGCAAGCTCACAGCAATAAAATCAATCAGTGACGAAGTTGTGTTTCATCCGGTTAAGTATAAAGTGTTGTTTGGAACAGGTGCTAAAGAAGATTTGCAAGTTGATTTCAAACTGGTAAAGAACAATGAATTAACTATAAACGACAACGAACTTAAAGCACAGGTAATCAGTGCAGTTAACAGATTCTTTGCGATTGAAAATTGGAGTTTTGGAGATACCTTTTATTTCCAAGAACTAGCAGCATATATTATGAATACTATATCACCTAGACTTGTCAGTGTAGTAATTGTTCCTAAGAATCCAAATCGAGCGTTCGGAAGTCTTTTTGAAGTAAAATCCGAAAGCGATGAAATTTTTGTAAGTTCTGCACAAGTATCAGATGTTCAGATTATCAATGAACTCACAGCAAGCAATTTGAAAGCAGACGGAAACATAATTACAAGTGTATCAAGTGCAGTAACCGGCATCCAAAGTGCCACAACTGGAGGTTATCCCATCAATGACTAACAACGATCAAAATGAGTTTGGTCTTCCGCTACCAAACAACAACAAAAGAAACACAAGCGATCTGCTGCCAAGGTTCTTTAGAACCACAGCAATGATTATATGAATCAGCTTGAAATCTTTGGATCAAATACTGAAAACCACAGCAGAGTAAACAGTCAAGAAACCTATGCATGGAATCCGAACATTGATTGGGACAAATTTGTAAACTTTCGTGAATACTACTGGCAACCAACAGGTCCTGTAACAGTTCCTGTTCGAGGACAAAGTCAATCAGTAGTTAGCACATACACAGTTACTACAGTTGAAGAAGATGACAATGTAGCTTATATTTTCAATGACGGCTTTGAAAGAAATCCAACCTTAAAATTATACAGAGGCCAAACCTATCGTTTTGAAATTGACACACCCGGACATCCTATTGCGTTTGCTATCACAAGAAGCTTTACACCGGGCACAGCAGTTGTTACAGCTGGCACACAGGGCGTAAGAGGCCCTGCACTGTTTGATTCTAAACTGTATGGCAACGATTATGACACTGGTGACTTTATTGTCTTACCCAGCGGCGGCAGTGTTGAATTTGAAGACGACGAAAATGTAAGCACAATCTACCCCGACGGTATTGTTAAACTGGGCAACGAAGGTGACGAAATTGCAAACGTATATGTCGAAAAAGGCACGATTGAATTTACTATTCCATTAAATGCTCCTGAAAGACTTTATTATATTTCAAAAAATTCTGTAGACACCAGCGGACTTTTGCGCATTGCTGACATAGAAGAAAATACATTTTTAAATGTAGGTGAAGATATTCTAGGTAAAAAAACCTATACCAGTGCAAATGGTGTTGAATTTACCAATGGATTGAAGATAATTTTCCAAGGCAACATTACTCCTAACATATATGAAGAAGGCGCATGGTATGTTGAAGGCGTAGGTGATAAAATTGTTTTAATAAGAGAAGAAGATTTAACCATACCTGCTGCTTATTCTAAAAATCAACCTGTTCCTTATGACACAGAAGCGTTTGATAGATTGCCATTTAGCAATGCCAGTGCGTTTGCAGCTGAAAAGGATTATATATTAGTTAATCGTGCAAGCAGAGATCGCAATGCGTGGACTAGATATAATCGTTGGTTCCATAGATCAGTTATAGAAAAAAGTTTCGAATACAACGATTTACCTGTTGACATTGACGAAAGCACTCGTGCTCGTCGTCCTATTATTGAATTTGAAGCAGGA